TTACATTATTAACACCGAAGAACGTCAACGCCTCGTTGATATACTCATGTTTAAGATCCATTAGATCGCTTGTATGATCATTAATTTTTAGATCAAAGATATTAAAGTCAATACCTCTGGCGCTCATATTGTTTACCATGATCAATGGTTCGCCATTCGTCTTTTTCTTCATGATTTGCCTAACTGTTTCTTGCTGTCCCTCGTCACACCCTATGATATAAGGCTGTTTAAGTTGTTCCAGATTTTCAGTTATAGTCATTTCAATATTTTGTAATTTTCTTGCGTAAAAATCAACATTACTATAATCACCTTGTCTCTGGTAATTATTCCAGATTACTACGCAATCATCAGCGTCAACCGTCTCACTCGGCAATAGATCCGCTTGTGTGCCACTTGCGGTAAACGTACTATAACTGGTAGGCTCTTCATAGGCATTCAAACCATTAGCCACCGCATTTCGAACCACATAGAAACCAGCAGCATTTTTATACATAATCACAAAACCATGTAAATATAAACTCGTTTCTAAAAACCTCTCGCTAATTCCGTCTGGCAAATTACGCCAGTCAAACATAGTCAACAACATACGCTCAAATCTTCTACGATAAAACATTAATTCAAAATTTCGACTTGACACTTGTTGATCTGCGAAACTTCTCATTTTACTATTCTTGCTCGCCATTTCTTTATTCCTCCTTATACTGTTCTTATTGGATTACTCTGGTTATAATTATACGCATATTGTGGATCATGCCAAAATGTAACACCACCATTATATAAAGCAGCTAATGCCACACGATCATCAATCGGTACATTACCCACAACAACCGCATTAACAGTTTTAATATAATCCCACTTAACGCGCTTATTATAGGTAGGAACTCCCACACGATTACTTTTATAACCGAACATCTGAAAAAACATATCAATCATCTTGGCATACTCCGCTCTAATACCAGTTTGTTCTATATAAAACGTATTTGTATTTCTTGCCATATCCAACCCACTACTTGATGTATCACCTTTACAATTATTCGGCTGAACTTTAGCGTCATGGACACTAGCTAATATACTTCTAGTCTGGTTCAAAAAATCTGTATTAATCAATCGATTAGTATTAGCCAGATCATTATTAATGTTCGCTGTTGTTTTTGCGTAGTCAATGCCCATGTTTGCCAGTCCACTCGCTCCACCGGTCAACGCTCCCACGATATTACCAGATCCTAATTGCGATCCAAAAGTATTGCCAGTATTAAGCGTTGCTTGCAATCCGCTAAGATCTTGTAAATACTTGGCGTTACTATTATTGGCTTGCATTGTATCATAATTAGCTTTATAGCTTGCGTATGCGTTATCTGATTGTGCTTTTAATGTGTTGCTATGTTGTGCAAACCAATTGGCGTAGTTGTCATTATTCCAGCTACATAAGCCAAAGCCATTAGTATCTATACTATCCTCTATGGCATAACTCTTACCATTATATTGTAATGGTGTGAGTGTAAATCGTGGGTTTTGTGTGAGTACTGTTTCTATTAAAAAGTCAATACTGGTTATGTCGGTAAAACTCTCATTCTTTAACACCACGTTAGCGCCAGCAGCGTTTCTGATTGTGATAAAGCTGTATGGATATGTGTATAGCTTCATGTTTCTTGGTAAATATGTTTCAATTGGTGATATAAAATGTCGATTTTGCTCCGCCCAGTCAAAAGACACTGTTTGACGGAAAATAGTAGACATTCCAGCAATTGCTGTACCATTTGCTATGGTAAAATCACCGCTTGAATTTCCATACTGTATAAAATCATGTGGGAAGCTAAAAATAAAGGCTATTGCGTCCGCCTTACCAGCAGCCGCGTAACTTGAGATAAATGCGTTTAATGCGGACACGCTGTTATAATCAAAATAGTATAGTGTGAAACCAGAAAATGTTTTACCGAAAAACCCACCAGCTATATCGTCATTGTCTGTTACCGCAACAAATATGTCTATTTCACCAGTTAGGCTATCAACCTTTTTTCTATACATTGCCATGTACTCGCCTAGTTCAAAATCTTCTGGAATCGTGTTAGATCCTACTGTATCAACGCTCGCATGTTCACGCTCGATAAAACACTCTTTAAACACCGCGTCAAACAACCATGTTTGAATAAGATCCAACTGAATAGTTAAGCGTGTTGTTGACTTGGATAAAAACGATCTTTGCGTTACAAAGAAATAATAGGTTTTTGTTGTTGATCCATATGTGTTGGTGTAAAAGCCATAATTTACATTCGTGAATTGATCTACATATCCCTTAACGTCGATAACTCCGTCTCTTGGCTGGTAGCTGGTTAGTGGTATGTTCTTCACAACTTTAGAATTAAAATAAGCGGTCTGCGCTGCTGTGTTATCAAAATCTATTTGCTGGTTCTCACATGGTAAATCTAAACTACATAAATTTACGCTTGTTATTGTATTAGCCATTGTATACCTCCTTATAAAACAATACCCACGCTTGCACGTGGGTTTGTTTCTATTCATTTACTATGGTGTTACTACTTTTGCTTTACCTAATGCCACACAGTTTCCGAACATTGAGAGGAATAACCATTGCCAATGATGTAACCAGAAGTTCCATTCTAGTGTGTTAGCAATGTATTGGCTTGTCATCTTAAATGTTTTATCTCTGATCTGGATACTATCAATGTCACATAATACGGCGTACACATCATATGTCTCGCTTGGGATCTCGTCAACTAAAATAGTCATAGCTTCTAACTTAGTGGCTTCGATATGGAACATAGTTGCTAATACTTCATAATCAATTTCTGTTTCAACGTCTGCTCTAAGTATAAGCACTTGTCTATCCATTTTACAGAATGTATTAGCTGCTGTCTCTCCAGCTGTAATAGCTGCTGCATTTACCTTGTTGTAAGGCGCAAATGTTGTACTTGGGAATGTGAAAAACTTAGATAAATTTTTAATCGTCTTTGCAATTACCTTTGGAGCAGCTAGATCACAATCAACCATTGTCATTGCGTCCGCGTCAATTGCTTTTCCTAACACACCTTTAAACATCATGAATTCGTCAATACTGTCTCCAGAATACATTTGCGCAATAATACCAGCATAGAACTCTTGGAACGCTTGCTCGCTTGTGAACGCTCTTGAGATCTCTGTTTCATTGATCGTAATAGGATAACAACTTTTGCGGTTAAGTCCGTAGTATGCAACTTTTCCGTCTGGTGCTGAAGTAACTAATAGCTTAGTTTGTGTATTATCATATCCACCATCTGTAACTGGGTTTATAAATGTTTCCTCGATCGTATTACCTAGAGGCACACCAACTTTTTTAACCCTTGCTAATTCATTCTGGTAAGCCTTAGACATTAAATGTGTAAAAGCTACCTTGTCTACTAAAGAAGTGATAAACTCGTTCATAATGTTCTTTGTGGCTGTGATACTGTCCCCCACTTGTTCAAGGGCGGTTTGCTGTGCGTCTGATACTCTCTCTTGATAATCAGCGCTTGCATTGTCTCTAATTGCTTCTAAAATCTCTGCTGCTGTTGCCATGTTTAATTCCTCCTAATCAAATTTTAAGTCGGTAAAAGATCGTTTTACCGCTGGTGCTGTGTCTGTTGGTGTAGAACCACCAACAATAGTGGCTGGCTTTTTCAACCATAATTCATTATTAAGTTTCGCGTACTTGTCGCGTTCCTCTTTGTACTTCATTGCTTCCGCTGCTGTCTGCTCGCTAGTTTCAATTAATGTAACTAGCTTTGTTTCTAATGCTGATAATGCCACCGCTCTGTCAACTTCTGTTTCTGTGGTTCGTACTTGGTTGATTACTTCGCTTAGTTCGTCTGCTGTCATGTTATACCTCCATTATGTATTGTGGGTTGATATGTAATATATTCGCGGTAGTTGCTGACTTACTAAGCAAAACAAAACCGCTTGTATCAACACCTCTGATTATATAGGTAAAATCAGATAGTGTCAATTTTTTCGAAAAACTTGTGTAACCTAAAATACGTTTGCGTTTATTGTATGT